GATGTCCGCCACCTTGTGGCAGAGGTCTTCGATTACCTCCTTGTCCACGCTTGGCTCGGGGTCATTGAACTCTGCCGAGTCGCTGAAGCCCGTGTGGAAATGGTCGGGGAAATCGCACGGCTCGGAGCGATAGTCACAGAAGGGACACTCGACCTCGTCGTGGGTTGTACGATGCAGGAACGTGGAGCCACAGTTACCGCAGTCCACGAGGTTGAACCCCGCACCCTGTATCTCCTGTTGATACCCCTCTTGAATTTGTCGTTTGTTCCTGCGGGACATACCCTTGGGGAACTTATCCATTGGTGAAATAATCATTTGTGATTTGTGTAAATGGTTGCACATCTTTCTTCGTCTTGGTAGTACATGGCACCACCATTGTTACCCTCGTCGTCGCTCTGCGGGATAAGGATTGACCCGTCGGTGAAGATGATTCGGACGGGTCGCTTGTACCACCCTGTCACCTCCATGTCGGGGTCGGATAGCCAATGCACGGACTTGATGGTCTTGCCTTCGAGTAGCTTGAATGACTCGGGCACTTGGTATAATTCATCTAGATTCATTGTTCTACGTTTGGTAGTTCTCCGTTATCCATCATGTATTGGATGGTGTCTTGGATGGCTTGTTGCATACGCTCCATCACCCAATCGTTGTCTTCAAACGAGGCGATGAGGATGCGCTCGTAGTCAGACTCGGGAAGGGAGAGGCCGATGCGCTCGCAAGCAACCTCGACATCCTCTACATTCCATTGAAGTTCAGGGCCTGTGTAGTAGCCCTCGTCATTGATTAGCTTCATGCCTTGGTGATTAGTTCTTCTTCGAGCATCTGCTCGATGATGTGGTTGATGATGCGGTCGATGATGTCTGCTTGGTCGCTCCAATTCCCGTAGCCCTTGGCATCCAACAGGAACGAGTTGAGTTCCTTGTGCATATCACGGGGGATTTCAGAGCGCAGGTAGTCCACCATGTCCTCGTAGTACGAGTCCATCACGGTGTCCCCATCATCCCACGACTGCCACAGGTTGCCGAACCCGTTGTTGTAGTAGTCGTAACCGATGCGAGAGATAGCGCGGAGGGCTTCAGGCCACCCGTGCTTTGCCTCACCTGATGCGGGGATGAGTGCTTCCCATGCGGCATCGTACTCCTTTTGGTACTTGCCTTTGTGGTCCCAGTAGGAACCTGTGTCTTTGTTAATGTCAGACATAATTATTGAATTGAATTGGTTTGTAAATGTTCTACGTTGGTGTCGTACGCACGAGCAAATGCCTCGACGTCAGACTGATGCAACCTGATGTACAAGGATTGGTACACAGGTGGGTCACCGTCGATGAGGATGTGCTTGGATTGCATAGCCACCGTTGGTTCATCATCCATAGGGTCGTCACCCGTGTAGACAATGTCGGCCTCGAAGTGTCCGAGTGCCTTGATGTACAGCAATGCTTTCTGTACTTGGGTTAGGTTTACTTGCTTCATTCGTTGTGATTACATAAGGGCAAGGAGCGAGCCGAGGAACGCCAACCATGCAAGGAAGGCGAACCACAGCCACGCGTCAGTCGTTGGTCTGTTGCGTTTCATTGTCTGTTGATTTAGAAAGGTCGAACGTGTACCCGGTCAGGTTGTGTGACCCAATCGTCGTGTCGATTTCATCGTCGTTCATGTCGATGAATTTTCGGACGTCCTCCAAGTCAGCGCGGTTGATTTGGCGGAAGCGCAGGTGGTCTACCAAGTCACACGATTCGAGGGTGAACGTGCCGTTGATGTCTGCGTACATCCCGTTGTCAGAGAAGGATGTGTAGACGTCGGCCTCGTAGTCACGCGTCTCCTCGCTGACGTACAGCATCTGCTGTTCAGCACCATACCCTGCACCAAGCAGGAATACCTTGCGCAGTACAGGCCAATCGACAGCAAGGCCGTCGTTGTTGCGTAGCTTCTCTTCAAGCTCGGCAATCTCAGCTGCCTGCTTCATGATGACGCGTTGAACTTCCATGTAGAACTCGGCACGTTCGTTGCACACTTCCTTCTTGACTTGTGCCTTGGCCAAGAGGTCTTTGATTGATTGTTCCATGATGTATGGGATTGAAATGAAAATTAGTTGAGTGGTAGAGTGTCTACCTTGATTCCGAAATTGCCGTCCGCTTCGAGCCACCCATCGTCGATGAGTGCTTGCGCTGTGCGTCCGTAGTGTCCTTGCAGATTCCAAGCCATGCCTGTCTTGATGAGTTCAGAGAACAGGCGAAGCACACCCCTGTCGTCGAGGTGTCCGCACTCGTAGTCAATGAGGCGGTTGGTTACGTCATACTTGTGTGAGTAAGCCATTGTATTGAATTAAGGGTTTGAAAAAAGCGAGGTTGGGTGGGGCCTGAACGTCTAGGCGTCACCCGTTCAGTGGCATTGCTCCCCTTGCCCATCCTCTACCCTGATTGTTATTCTGCCCACAGGGTATCGGGTGGCATGGCATATATCTCGGCTCCGTCTTCGCCATGCTTACAGGGTCGGAGCCACGGTTTAGGTTGCGTTTAACGTCCGCCGACTATCGTTGATTATCCGTACACTACTTCACCGAGCAGTACGCATTGGAGCCACACGTCTGCCGTGATGCCGTCGTCGTCCTCGGTGATGATGTTCATGAAGTGCCAATCGTAGTCCTTGGCCATCTTGGCTGTGCCGTCAACGACACGATGCCATGACAGCTCGCAGAACTGCTCTTGGTACTCGTCAAAGAAGGCGATGGACTTGCCCGCCTCGATGTACGCCCACATCTTGCGTTCGATGTACGGGTCGGGGTGTGCCTCCCGAACGTCTTTGTTCAGGGGGCTTTTCCAATACTCGTCTATCTTGTCCCACTCCTCCTCCACTACGAGGAAGTCACGGGTGCCGTACATGGCGTTGCAGAATACGTCGTGCAAACGCTCGTCTGGGATGTTGAGTCCTACTATCATTGGTTCTTGGTTTGACGGATTGCCATTACGATTGTGCTGACGAGCGCGATTGCCATGCCCGTGATGCAGACGGAAACGAATCCGTACAGGATGTTGATGAAGATGCTCATGAGTTCTGAAAGTATGATACAAGGAGAGCAAAGATGATGATGAGGGCTACGCACATGACGCAGTAGCCGATGAAGTAGTCGGTGGTTTCAAGCTGAATCATGCCTCGATGGTTTCGGTTTGTGCTTCCATGTCAGCCACGCGGTCTTGCCATTGTTGTGCGAAGCGTTCGATTTGCCACGTCTCGGTGATGGAGACGGCCATCGCGTCGAGGAAGTTGCCACCTGCGTCTAGCGAGCGAACGTGGATGGTGATGACGGGCTTGTCGACGTTCCAATGCTCCCAACGCATGGATGGCGACCATCCCTTAATCGTGAGCCAGTTCATAGCGTCTGCGAGAGTTTGAGCCATCTCGGGGCTGTATTTTGGAGTTTCCATAATGTATGGGTTTAAGTGTTTGTGGTGCAGGGGGAGTCGAACCCCCGACGCATAGCGTCCTCCAAGTACACCTGTGGTCTACATCCTAACTTAGTCCACTTATGCGGTCAACTCAGCGACCATATCCTCTGCGATTTGCTCCTCCAAGGAGGCGAGCAACTCGGTGGCAGTCATCTGCACAGGGGCTTCGAGCAGGAACTCAACGACAGCCACAACGCGCTTGGCGAATCGACGCTTGGCCTTGGGTGTGTGGCCAACCTTGAAGGTGGCTTGCAGACGCTCCTCGATGTCGCGGAGGTCGATGGTTGACTTGCCGACCTTGAACTGCAAGAGGACAGGGTGCGACAGGTTGGTGAAGCGTGCGCCTGTCTGCTTCTGCAAGGACAGGTAGCGGAACAAGCGGTTGAGCATTGTGCCTACGACGAGGTCGCGGGTCTGCTTGTTGTTGGTGTCGAGGTCGTAGCTGAACTCGAAGCGGTTTGACAATGCGACTTCGTGGTTGTCGCGGGTCGTGGTGAATGCCTGAAAGGCGGTTGCAGTAAACAACATGATGTTGGGGTTTGTGTGCCGAAGCACGGGTTAGAACAACGGGGGGGAGTCGAACCCCCACCACCCTACCGAGGTGGCACGCCTGTGCCGTTGCTGACGCCATGGGGAGTGGACATCCTCCCTATCCCGAGATGGCTCGTATCATGGCGGTGTAGTCAATAGTGTTTGCGTTACTTCTTCCCCCATCCCAACTCCGATGGCCACAGGTGTGGCGGGTTTTGTCGGCCCAAGTGGTAGGTAGTTTCAATACGTCAAAGAACTGCGCTCTGCGGTGAGTGGTTTGCCCACCCTGCGTTCTGCATACAGGGTGCGAGGTGCGCTCCGTGGAGCGGGTCGTTTAGTCAGCGACAGGCAGTACGTCAATAGTCCGAGAGCGGTTGCCGTTGCAACACGATGGCATAGTACATAGAGGGGTGCTACCGCTCCAAATTGTCAAGCAACTTTTAGACGAAGAGCAGGATTCAATCGACGAACAGCCAAATAGCTTCGACGAGAAAATCAGAATTTTAACATTTGTGTGTTTGCACAGGTCAGAAAAATGTTGTAGACGCGCGTTGCAACGTCCGTGCCAACCCCGTTTGTGGGGTCAGTTCTTGGTCGTAGAGAGCAGGGGACGAGGTTGTTCGGCTACCCTGCATAGGTAGTCCAACTTACTATTGACAATTCACCCAATCGTATTAGCAAAAACGCTGGAACTTTCTGTAATACAAACGTGCAAACCCTACCCCCCCCATAGGAATAATCGACTTCCGGTCAACGTGACGCACGTGTACACATAGACATAATCCCCACCCCACACATTTCTCAGGACTTTTTTCCCGGAGGGACATGTATGTGTTTCCTTTTTTGGGCTACAACAAATCGCCTTTTAGCCCACAAGTACTCCCGGCAGGACTCGAACCTGCAACCCACAGCTTAGAAGGCTGTTGCTCTTTCCAGTTGAGCTACGGGAGCATATCGTTTGACACAAAGGTACTTAGAAGTTCTCGAGTAAACAAGCACTTTGGGACTTGACTTTTTAATTTTTTTCCCGTAACTTTGCTAAGCCGAGTGGCACTCTCGACAACGAGAACACGCCCTTCGCCCCTTGTGGGGAGGGTCTCGGTCGCTTCTCCTTCAGAACTGTTGCCGCGTGAGACTACACTAGCGGAATCGTAATCGCCAAGTGCCGTATCGAGGATAGCTGTACCCATTCTTGTAGTATATTTACAACCATGTACATTCCTCAGTTAAACCCTGAGTTTTTGGAGGTGCTCATGAAAGCATCCAAGAAACAAAAGAACAATGGTTCTGCTCGTGCGCGGAGACGTGCAATGGAGAGAGCCCTCAACAAATTCTACGGCAATGCAAGCAGTAAAGAAAGACAAGAAGACGGGGCTTCCTGAGAAGTACCTCGCTGGTTCACCAAATCGGGACGCAAGAGCGTCATCCATCAAGGAGGGCCAAGAAGCCTACAAGGAAGGGAAGCGACTCCCCGACAGCTACTTTGATGAACGACAGAAGTTCGGCGAGGGGGGTGAGATGTTCAAAAAGAAGTTTGGTTCCGCTTTGGGTAGCGGGCTTGGTGGTGCTATTGGTGGTGCAGCATCTGCTCTCGCCCAATACGGCATTTCGGAGCTGGCGAGAAAAAAGAGGAAAGAGTACGAGCACGGTGGAATCTTAGGGCATGATGGTGACCCAGAGAAGGAGGACAAGAAGAAGAACAAGGTCAAGCTCAAAGACAGACTCGTCGACGAGAACATGGAGAAAGGCCCTTTGACAGAAAGAACTGTCCATGACGTTCTGGACTATCTCGCCAAAGAGAACGTTAAGTACAAGGAGGAGCAGAGAAAGAACCTCGAGGGTCAGAAGAAGATGGATGAGTTCGACAAAAGAATCGAGGGCATCCAGTGGATGGAGAAGGGTGGCAAGGTAAAGAAGGGTAAGGGTGCCAAGGAAGGCAAGAAGCCTCTGAACGCATCCACCATTGCCTCGCTCAAGAAGAAGGCCAAGGAATCCGGCAAGTCTCTTGACACACTCAAGAAGGTCTACCGTAGAGGTCAGGGTGCGTACTTGTCTAGCGGCTCGCGTCCCAAGACGAGCATGGCTGCATGGGCCATGGGAAGGGTCAACAGCTTTATCAAAGGCTCTAAGAAGCACGATACAGACTTGCGATAATTTTATTAGATTTGTAACCTCAACAACAACGAGATGGCAAAAGCAAAAAAGAAAGCAAACACCTACCCGGTTTACTACGCAGGCGGCACCGTCAAGCAGATGGGGATGGATGAAATCAAGAAGATGATGATGGGCGGAGGTGTCAAGCTGTCCAAGCGGACGTTTGCATACGGAGGCAAGACTCAGAAGTTCGCTCAGGGCGGCAAGCCAGACTACATCGACATTGATGGGGACGGCAACAAGAACGAGTCTATGAAGTCTGCGGCCAAGGAGGCAAAGACTCCTAAGGCCAACAAGGGAATGTTCCTTAAGAAGAAGAGCAAGAAGTAATGCACCTGCAGGTACTCAGATTCTCAGATAGCGGCGACTCGACCAACGGCATGTTGTTTGAGTTACTTCCTGATGGGCGAGAGTTTCTGTGCTACACTTTGGAGGACGAAGAGCGGGAGGAGAAGAAGTACGGGGAGACACGAATCCCTGATGGGACATACGACATCACGCTTCGGACCGAGGGCGGGTTTCACGCCAAGTACTCCGAGCGATTCCCCGACATCCATGAGGGCATGCTCTGGGTGCGAGACGTTCCCAACTTTGAATACATCCTCATCCACTGTGGCAACACAGACGAGCACACAGCAGGATGTCTTCTCCTTGGCGACAGCCAAGAGAACAACCAGCTCTTGGATGGTGGATTCATCGGCAAATCAACACAGGCGTACAAAAGAGTGTACCCAAAAATTCTAAAGGCACTTAACAATGGGGAGGATGTTCGCATCGAGTACATCGACCTCAATGATGTTGTCATCGCAAAACTGAACCTATGAGAACCAAGAAGATGCAAGAGGGTGGCAGCATGCCAGCCCGTGGCACAGCAGCCGCAAGAAAAGCAGCTACAGACAAGGCTGTAAGAAACAACCCCGCCGACTTCTCTACATTCCGAGACCCAGAGCACGGGGCTAAGTCTGAGCCATTGGCAGGAGAGGTGTCACGCAAGCAAACCGGAACCACGGTAATGGGTGACCCATACACTGCACAGCAAACTGTTCAGACAGGAACTGAGACGCAGCAAGTCGGCACTGGCCAGTACGAGTACACCTACGATGCCGATGGTACAACCATCATTGGCTTCACTGAGATTATGGAGGACGTCGAAGTACCAACCTTCGAGACTGGCGACGCACCATCCGCTGAAATCTCTGGCTCCGGCACAGGAGGTTTCCAAACAGGTGAGGAGGGTATGATGCTTGCCAAAAGAGGGGCGAAGACCCCAAGCTACAAGGGCGGTGGAAAGATGATGCGAACCTTTGAGCAAGGAGGCTTCGGGGTAATGGACCCCGTGGACTTCGTCCGAATGATTAAGGACAGCAGAAAGAAGTAAGCCATGAAGCTGAAGAAGCTATCGGACACCTTCCGCGACCCAGAACACGGCGAGAAGGCAGTACCGCTTGCACCTGATGAAGTCATCAAGCGCGAGCCTCTTGGCGATGACGAGGCTCTAAACAAGGCCTACCTAAAAAAGAAGGAGGACGAGGAAGAGGACGGTACGCAAACCGATGGTGGATTTGACCCGAGCGGCGACCCGCCACCCCCACCGCCTGCAACAGAGCAAGACCCTCCACAGCTACCCGAGTCTTACAGACAATCTATCGGGGCGCTTGGTGGTGCTATCTCTTTTGCTGGAGGGAACATGGACACCTACGGACCCGATGGGGTTCCTGACGGCAACCTTGATATTTACGACGCACTTTCTATTATCGACTTCTGGGCTCAGATGGCCGGGCAGTCTCCATCCGGGTTTCCAACAGGTAGTACATACAACATTGGAAATGTCTTCTTGGACATAACGGGAGTGAACTTTAACTGGGGATACGGGATGTTTTACAACCCGCAATCAGGTTTTGACCCGGCGACCGGGGACGGTTCTTATCTTACGTTTCAAGACCTGCTAGATAACCCAGACTTTCTGGCACCGTTTGACTGGAATTTATTTTCAAACACAGGAAACCCCACTGGTCCCGGCATTGGTAACGCATTTGAAGAGGTCTTCAACGCATATCAGGGTGACGTTCCAGCAGACTTTTTTGAAACTCTTCTTGTAAACCCCAACCCTACAGCAGAAGACCTTGATGACCTAGGCTCGTGGTTCGACCTGAACATGTTGCCCTTGCTTAACATCTACGCAGACGTCGCTCTGTACAACATGACGGGAGACCCCCTTGGGTATAGCGATAACAACTTGGCCCAATGGCTTGGTACGATAAACGCCGGGGGAGGAGAGCTCGGGCTTGCTCCAAACTCACTCACAGGCTCTCTAGAGTCTAACTTTAGTCTTTCTTCTTTTGATGTAAATGGGGATGGCACCTTCAATGGTGAGGACATTACGGCATGGTTGGATGTGACTGAAATGATTCAAGTTGTTCAGGCAATCCAAAACGGTGAGTCTGTGACTATCTCTGCAGGCAACAGCCTCTACACTCAGGAAGACATTGATGCCATCGTAGAATACTACAACTACTACGGCACATCAATCGGGTCTGGTAACCTTTACTTCGACACAGATGGAGTATGGGACGATACCCAGAACCTTAACGACATCTCAGAAGCGGGAGAAGCGCAGCTAGACCTCATTGGGATTGTCGATGGACCCCCTATCCCTCCACCAACTTTTGATGCGTGGGAGGCCGAGCGGCCAGACATTCAGTCAGACGCCCTTAACTTTGCACTCTCCAGCACAGCCCTTTGGCGTTCTAACTACGACATCGACTGGGGACAAAATGGTCCTGACAACTTTAACGCTGTCGACAACCTCGGGGCTTGGTGGACGGATTGTATGACGTGGTTCTACAACTACGCTCAAGACATGGCCGATGGTTTTAATGACGACCAGTATCTACCTGACTCGCCAGCTCTGACATTTACGCTAGAAGACCTTCTTACGCTGAACGGCTCAAATGGCCCGTTGATTTTTGACAGCAACTGGCTTGCTGAAAACAACCTGACTGACATCTTTAACGGTGCTCCATGGCCCGACTGGACGCTGCCAAACGCCAACACCGGGTTTGGAGAGATGCAGATTGCCACGTTCATGTGGATGAACTACCCATTCGGGCTCAGCGGCGAGGGGGTGCAGGGAATACCGGGCACGGATTGGTGGCCAGACTACTTCAACCTCGCCAGTGCAAGTGAGTACTCATCGACTGTATTTAACGGAGGGGCAAATGCAGGCTTCCTTTGGGGCATAACGGCGACAGAAGCAGACCTGCTGTTCGGCGCGAACAACAACCCGTTCTTGCTCGCCGCGCTCTTTGGTTCTCCTAGTGACCCGGGGCTTCCAAACCCTGATGGACTTAACCCTTGGCAGGACTACTTGGCCTTTGTCGAGTGGTACAATAATGGGCTTGACTACGGATATATCACCGGAGGAAGCGGTGGGTACATCACGTACATCGACAGTAATGGTTACCCTGCCTACTTCGTTACTACCGGAACTAGCCCGTACAGCAACTTTGATGGTCTGGAAAACCTAACAGACCAGTCTCTGTTTGTCATTTTGAACCCTCCGACTCTAAATGAGAGCACGCCGGGTAGTGTTTGGTTGGAGAATAGGCCGACGACACAAGGAGTGTCGGGAACGCCTAACGACTACATCGCTCCATTCGCCTACATCAACCTGATGCTTAACACTCAGCAGTGGCGAGAGCTTTACGATGTAAACCTTTCTCAAAACGGCACGCCCGGACAGCAAGGCAATGACTTGACCACGTGGGCCCAGATTTATACCGACTCTTTGATGACTCAAATCTTTGGGGCAGGGGGAGAAACGGTAGATAGCATTTTGGTCCAAGAGTACTTGGATAGTCTTAACGAGACGTTTGGAACTAGCTACGACTTCAGCCAACTGAACGTTCTTCAGAATGTAGAGAACTTTCTTAACTCTGCGGGCCCCACCGCCCTCATTCCGGGCGTTCCAAACGTAATTACCATCAGCGGCTTTGCAACGGGTTACTCAGGAAACTCGTTCAGCACTAGCGCGATTCAGGGAACGGTTTGGTATGACTTTATCACCAACCAGTACCAACCGCCGGGAGTGCTGGACGTTCTTAGCGATGGCAGTTGGACCGACTATCAGCTCTCGACGTTCTTGGCACTTCAGATGCCGTATGGCGCTACCTATGACACTCTCGATGCGACGGACATCTTTTTCAACTTTGGATTCTTAAACTCAGACTTTTTTGATTGGGCTTTGGGTCAAGGGCAGTACACCACAATGCTCAGCGACGAATACGAGGCTTTTTGGGATGAATACATTGGTTGGGTTGCACAAGGCTTTTCGGACCCCGACATTGCAGCTGAGTTTGGATTTGACACAGGTAACTTTACTCAGTTCCTAAATGTTCTTGGGTACGGGTACGGTTACTTTAACCTTGGGGCGGACCCAAGCACAGCGGGTCACTACGAGTATGTGAACGTCTCAGACAGTTCGATATTTTACCTCTTCCAGTCGTCTAACGCTACCATCCTCATCCCACCGCTTGGAGCAAACGCACTTAGCCTGTTCGACGGAGGAGAAGGCCTTTCTTCTCCAGCAGATAGCTACAGCTGGAAGAACTGGCTCAGGTCTGCAAACGGACTTGTTGACTTTGGTGGCGACGGTCAGATTAACTTTGCCGACTGGTGTCACCTTTGGAAGTTCCTCATGCAAGGAGGTGGTGTGGTCAACAACTTCAACTCCGGAACTAATTGGCAACAATTTGGAATTTACGATGCCTTCCAAGGCGATGCTTTCTTTCAAAATTTTGGAAGCGGAAGCTACGGTGACATAAGCGGCTATCAACTCAACTGGCTCGGGTTTGGAGCTTTTACCCCGAATGAAGGAGACACCTTTGGTGGAACGCCTGCTTGGGCATCGGCTCTCGACACCTTGGTTCCTCAGGGAGGAGCTTTTGATGCCTACCTTTCTTTTACCGGATACAGCGAGTCATCAGAAAGTTACACCGGAACCTATGGCAACACAGAGATTGGTGCTCTTTTGGCTGCTACCGCAAGCTTCTTCTACTACTGGGAGGCAGTACAAGAAACCCAAAACACGGGCTCTGTGCCGGACTGGTACACAAATCAGCAAGCCCCGCCTTCATTCGCGCCTTTTGCCGCAGGTGAATTTGATGGGGTTCTTTGGGCTGATGGGGGCGCAACCTTCTTTATTTTCAACACTTCTAACATTGGAGGAGGTAGCTTTGTAACAAACAACATGCCCACCAACGCAGAGCTTCTAGCTTATGTAGACTACCTCGATGCGGTTGGTCTTGATGCTGGGGTGGGAGCGGTGCTCGACAACGATGGCATGGCAATCAACTTCCAGTCAAACGGAACATCTCTCGCAGATGGTCTGTACAACGACTTGATTTCTATTGCCAATCAGAACTACATCGCAGCTTACGTCGGGAACTACAACTCTGGCTCGGACTTGCCGTTGAACCTCGACCTCGATGGTGACGGCGTTTTCGACAGCAGTGATGCACTGGCTTGGGCGGCTCTTCAGGGCTTTATCGAGTCCGCAGTTCAAAATGGAAACACTTGGCTCGAGCTAATTAACTCCTACAACACATCCGCCGTGGCTGGAGGTCGGTCTCCGATTACAGGAGATGACATCCTTATTCTTGGCACGTTCCTTTGGGAAAATGGCTTCTTTGAAACCTCTGGACAGTTTGGAGTTGGGTTCTTTATCAATGACCCCATCACAGCTGTTGGAGACAACGTTGCAGCACTGGCTATGTTTGGGGACATCCTTGACGTAGAATATGCGGCTACCACTCTGTTTAATGGCCTTGATGGAGAGCAATTTGCTTGGGGTGCAGCAACCTTCTACGCCACCGCCACTGACGGTACTTACGATGTTACCACAGGCAGCTACGCACCGGGCTCTCCTCAGGCTACTTCGATTCTGCTGAATCAATTTATCAATAGTGGGATTTCTCCAAACCCAGACCTACCGTTTGACCTCAACTCTGACGGAGTGTTTAGCTATGCCGACGTACAGGCCTTCGCTTCGTTCATCGACCTTCTGAACACACAGCTGGGCGGAGACTACGATATGATTTCAAATATGGGTCTTGCCGGGTACGACATCAATGGAGACCAAGTATTTGACGAGTCTGACATTGACCAGTTCACGGCATTCTTCGGAAGCTTTTCGGAGGATGGAAACCTCGATAGCGCCACCATGAACCTGTTTGGTTACTTTAACGAATCGGGTGTTTGGATTGACTTTGGAGGAGATAACCTCTTGCCAGTAAACTACTTCGGCTCGGACTGGGATTCTGGAATCACGTACGACCAAGACTACGCTCCTCTGCCCAGCTTCCCTCTCCCTCCACCAACCCCGACTGAAACAACATGAGAAGACTAGCAAATTCATCGGCCCGCAGAAGGTCACAAGCTCGTATTCGACAACTTCCTTCTCGGATTACAGAGTGGACGGTGACGACTGTGGGAGCGCTTACCACTCCAGAGACTAGCTTATCGGGTACGCTTAGGGGTACAAACGTCTCTACAATTATTGACTTTGCTAACGATTGGAGCGGAACTATTGGGGACTACACCCTGAAGAATATCACTTGGACAAACGAGACCACAAGCGATACGGCAACTCCAGCAGACACCCAGTACAACCTGCCGCTTGGGCAGTCTGGCGATGGTTATTTCATCCTGCTTACTGGCCAAAATGTACAAACCTTGGTCAACGGAGCGACGGGTCACACAATCAGAATAGACTTCACTCTATCTAGAGATGGATACGCAGACATTGCTCAAACCGCAACAAAAACATACTGATGGAAGACTTGTGGCCAGAACAGACATCGTTTAGCTCGGAAGAAATCTACGAGTACTGTGACATCTTTCTTACGACCTACCCTCAAGAAAGCTTCCCTACCGAGCACGCTTACTACGCTCAACTTAAGGCAGACAACGCATGAACACTGTAAAGAAATACAAGAAGGGTGGTCTTCAGGTCTTGAGCAAGAAGGTTAAGGTAGACCCTCCCAAAGGATACCACTGGATGGAAGAGGGAGGTAGGTACTTTCTGATGAAGGGAGACTACAAGCCCCACCCGGGAGCTGTGGAGAAGGCGTCATTCAAGACCGTCACTCACGGGAAATCTTAATCGCCTCTTCACCCTCTATCTTGCGGTAGAACCTCTGAACGAGGTGCCTCGCTTTGGGTGTCAGACCGTACCTGTGCTTGTAGTTCGTCTTGGCTTCCTCTGTGAAGTACATGTCAGCCTCGCTTCCCGTGTCCACGTTAAACCTACGGTGTACCACGTGTATCAATCCCTTCTTCATCATAGGTTGCAGCGTGCGCTCCCTGAACTTCTTGGGGGACGCAAACAATGAATCTGCGATGTGCGTCGCGGTAAAGAACTCGTAGTCGTAGCCAAACAACATCACCTGCATCTCTACTGGCCTAACGTCGTAATGCTGCAGCATGTCTGTCTCTGCAAGCCTTAGATACTTGAGGTAGTTCTTGTTCACATACTTCTCGTGGAGGTAGGAGAACTCCCGCATTTTGCGCTCGGGTCTGTGTCTCTTCATTTTGAGTATATTTGTGTAGACAAAAAGAACAAGATGGGAACGTCACTATCAGGTACTCAAATCAAAACCACATACGTCGGAATCCTCAAGACTACCGACAATGCCGCAGCCAGCAGTTCTCTCAAAACCATCACCGATGGTCAAGGGAACGATACCGCCTTGTCTGTGTCTACATCTCAGGTAAAGGTAACGAATCTTCTGATTGATTCACCCGCAACTTCCACGAGCGACCAAATCCTAGTGCGCGATGCGTCTACCGGATTGATTAGCACACGCACGCTTCCGAACCTCAAGACCGTTCAGGTATCTACCAGCAGCGGGACCACGACAAATGGTACTGGCACTGCTATCGGCGTTACCATCACGGATTCAGCCGGGCACGCGTCTACAGCAAATTTTCAGTCGGGTCAGAACATGACGCTTCGCTCTAGCGGAGCTCAGATAACCCTGAAGTACGACACTAGAAAAACACTGAACGTAACTGCCACCAGTTCGGTTAGCGCAAGTACAGACTCCGGAGCTACCGTGTTCTTGGACTGTGCTACTCTTGCTGGAGGAACCCTTACCTTGCCCGCTGCATCTGCAGGCAGGTTCTTGCGCATTCTTGTGGATGTAGGGTCGAACACCGCGTGCAACATCAACGCGGCATCGGGTGACTACTTCTACGGCGCAATCACGCACGTCTCCACGACTGGAAACAAGACTGGTGTTCAGACTGTGACCCGTGCAACCGCATCGGCTGCTGTCTCTACACACAACCAGCTCACGCTGGACCAAGACAGTGACAACCTCGGAGGGGCAGTGGGAAGCTTCCTTGAGCTTACGTGCTACGACGACGCCGGATGGCACGTCAGCGGAAAGCTCGTCGGAAACTCTACCAACCCAACAGGCATCATCGTAATCAACGGACAATAATGACAACCATGGACCCCACCCTTAAGGAGCTCTTCATTTCAGAAGTAGCCGACGTCTTAGCGCAGCTTGAGGACGTCATCGAGAAGTATCAAGTAAATGAAAGGGTGGCTTACATCTTTGGGCTTGGTATCGTTGATGACATCCCGGAGATTGGCCCTGCTTGGCAAGTAGCCAGCAAGTGGCATGTAGATAACCCGGAAGAACTTGCCGAGTTGTTCTCAGCCATCATGGCTTCTTACGAAAAGATTACCGAAGAAGATGATGACATCGACATTGATGACATTGACCTAGGAGACCTAGGCTTCAACCTCAACTAATACAATGGAAAATTTAATCAGGAAAATCGTCATCGGTCCCAATCCGAAGGATGCGATGGCGTACTACGTCGGCATGAAAGCTGGCGCAGGAAAGGTTGTTCTCATCGAGGAGGATGACCGCGCTATGTTCAAGTACAACATTCGTAGGTACAACATCTACACTCAGGACAGCGAATCGTCCTACCTGTGGAAGACTGTGGAGAACACCCCAGTCATTGTTGAATACGATTGTAACTTTGAATGAAAGCGCTGTATCACTTCGTGGTGAAGCTTGAGAAGACTCATCACGACACCATCGAGCTGGAGAACGGCACGGAGCTCTACGTCGACCCTAAGTGGAAGGAGTTCGAGCGACGCGTCATGTACGGCGAGGTGACGGCAACCCCAGTCAAGTACGACGTGGATGTCAAGCCGGGAGACACCCTGTTTTTCCACCACCACGTAGTCATGTCTGATGCCCTAAGGATTCAGGTTGACGACGAGGACAGGTTCATTGTAGGATACGACCCAGACAACACCCTTGGCTGCCATGCGATTGCTTACCGCAGCAAGAAGACTGGTGAGCTGCACATGCTCGCGGACTGGGTGTTCCTGCAGCCACTCGAGGAGGAGGAGCCAGAGGAGAAGGAGGGCGAGATTATCATGGTGGACTTCAAGCCCAAGACACACCTTAAGGCAAGGGTATTCTGCTGCCCCAAGGACATGATTACTCAGGGCGTAAAGGCAGGAGACATCGTTGGGTTCAAGAAGAACCGAGACTACGAGATGCGGTTGGAGGATGATACCACCGTGTTCCGTATGCGCTCAGAAGAAATGATGTATGTCGAGGAAGCCTAAGTTCGAGACAATCGAGGCTTCTCGCAGGCTGATGGATAGCATGGCTGTCGCAATCAACAACATGATTGAGGAGGTCAAGCGACCCGTCGACCCAGAGGCAGGCGGTGCTGCCCGTAAGGCTGAGCTCCAGTCTATCAAGCAGACCGCTACCGATTGCAAAGAACTGCTAATCGAAAGGCAGCGTCTGGAGCAGATGGTCAAGGACCTAAGCGAGAACGGAGCTATCGACGACGCAAAGGATTACTCAGGCGGATTCGCAGAAAGATTTAGCAAGTGACGGGGCTGGTAGACATAGAGAAGTACGACGAGCCAGTCGTATCCATTTGCCCGCGCGGCACACTCGGGGAAGTCATTGACATCTCCGGGCTTCCTATCTGTCTGCCCAAGAAGCCACCGAAGAAAGAGATTGCAGGCCACGACCTGCCGGACCACTTGCAGACGTGGAACAGAAGCGAGATGCCATCTGAGCTGGCTCGCATCAAGTCCATGGACGAGTGGTATGAAATGCCCAAGGAGTTTCGTCAAAGGTTCTCTCCCTTCATCGAGGAGGAGTTCCGCAGAAGGCGAGAGGGCTACTGGTTCTACAACAACGGAGAACCTACATACATCACTGGGCGTCACTACATGATGCTTCAGTGGAGCAAGATAGATATTGGCTATCCTAGTTTCCTAGACTTCCAACGGAAGCTCTTCATCCATCAGGCCGCGTGTGAGGCTGACCCCAGATGCCTTGGTCAACTGTATACCAAGTGTCGTCGCTCAGGGTACACGAACATGTCCGCCTGCGTTCTAGTTGATGAAGCCACACAGGTCAAGGACAAACTTTTGGGTATCCAGTCGAAGACGGGTAAGGACGCGCAGGAGAACGTCTTCATGAAGAAGGTCGTAGCTATCTTCAAGTCCTACCCGTTCTTCTTTAAGCCCATCCAAGACGGTACCACCAACCCGCGTATGGAGTTGGCGTTCAGAGAACCGTCTAAAAGGATTACCAAGAACAACAAGACCTCTGTCAAGGGCGATGCCCTGAACACAATCATTAACTGGAAAAACACCACGAACAATGCGTACGATGGTGAGAAGTTGCATATCTTGTATCTCGATGAGGCAGGCAAGTGGGAGAAACCAACAGACATTAGAGAAGCATGGAGGATACAACGGACTTGCTTGATTGTGGGACGCCGTGTTATCGGGAAGGCGCTTGTGGGCAGCACAGTCAACCCGATGGACAAGGGAGGTCAGGAATACAAAGAGCTTTGGAAAGATTCCGACCCACAAGAACGCAACAAAAACGGCAGGACAACCTCCGGATTGTACAGAATCTTTATTCCGGCTTACGAAGCCTTAGAGGGATTCTTCGACAAGTACGGGAAGCCAATCATCGAGACTCCGGTACAGGAGGTGGAGACGCTGGACGGGGAAACCGTAGAGATAGGCGCAAGGGAGTTTCTAAAAAACGAAAGGGACGCTCTTAAGCATGATGCTCGGGAGATGAACGAGATTGTTCGTCAGTTCCCCTTTACTACAGACGAGGCGTTCCGAGATAGCGTCGAGGGCTCTCTGTTCAACATCGGAAAGATTTATGAGCAGATTGACCACAACGAGAACATGTACCCGGACCCTGTTGTACGCGGCAACTTTACATGGAAGGGTGGCGTAAGGGATACCGAAGTGGTGTTTGTCCCAAGCTCGGAAGGCAGGTGGTTCGTCTCATGGATGCCTCCTGCAGACCTCAGGAACCTCAAGGCTTCCGAACGGGGCAGGCGCATTGCACCAAACAAACTCATTGGCTGTGGTGGAGTCGACTCCTATGACATCGACGCTACTACGGACGGGAGGGGTTCTAAGGGAGCGTGTCACATCTACAACAAGTTCAACATGCGGGCCCCCTCTAACATGTTTGTTGCAGAGTACTGCTCCCGCCCTCCTATGGCAAAAATCTTTTACGAGGACATCCTGATGGCAGCTGTGTTTTACGGCTACCCGCTCCTCGTGGAAAACAATAAGTACGGCATCGTAAGATACTTTGAATCAAGAGGTTATGATGGCTACTTGTTGGATAGACCGCAACACCTGACTACCGCAGGTTCTGTTGCAACCAAAACGAAAGGCATCCCGTCTAACTCACAGGATGTCATCCACACACATGCACAAGCGATTGAAGACTACATACACAACCATGTGGGAATCAATGAGAAGGGAGAAATCGGTAGGATGTATTTTAACCGCACACTTGAGGATTGGATTGGGTACCGCATCGACAATCGGACTAAGTTTGACTTGACCATTAGTGCAGGTCTTGCATTGCTCGCAGCGCAGACTGTTGTGCAAAAGAAAAAGCCAGCTGATTTTACAGGTAAAAAATTCTTCCGCAAGTACACCTATACGCCCGGCGGGGTCTCCAAGCCCGCTAAGTGATTTTGTTTATATTTGCACATTGCCTGTAATACAGTAAGTAATGAAGGGTCACCACAAGCCAAAGTCGTATGCACAGTTCCCGGACCCAATGGCTCCGGCTTCCGTCAAGGCAAGCGAAGACTATGGCATTTCCTATGCTAAATCTATCGAGGCACAGTGGGGTGGTCTGGACGACTTTTCTACAGGCTTCGGCAAGCGCTTGGTAGAGTTCCAGCGCAACCGAGACTATGCCAACGGTACGCAGGACACCGCAGTCTACAAGCAGATTCTCAACAGCATGGACACCCAAGGGGGTGACGGAACGCTGCTGAATCTCGACTGGTCTCCTGTGCCAATCATTCCTAAGTTCGTTAGGATTGTAGTGAACAAGATTCTGTCTCGCAAGTTCCGCCCAAATGTAGAGGCCATCGACCCAATGTCGAAGGACGAGAAAGAGAAGAAAAAGGTTCTGGCCAAGTTTGCTATTGAAGAAAGAGAGGTTATCGAGGAGGCCAAGTCACTTGGCTTGAGGACTTCCTCTATCCCCGAAGGGATGCCCGAAAACTCTGAGGAGGCTGAAATCTATTTGGCTGATAGTATCAAGACCAGCGCTGAGGTTGCTGCTCAAATCGCAACCAAGCTCACTCTCGAGTGGAATGACTTTGATGACAACGTGTTCCGCCGCGCTGTGGAAGACCTCGTGGTTAACGGTATGGCTGTGGTCAAAAGAACCAACGACCCGAGCTACGGCATTAAGACTGAGTATGTAGACCCGGCGCAGTTCATTCACTCAAGCACCGAAGACCCCAACTTCTCCGACATCGTTTATGCGGGTCACGTCAAGCGCGTCTCTATTCAGGACCTAAAGCGCATGGCGGGGACAGACATTCCTGAGGAGGAGTATCAGAAGATTGCGAAGTCTGTGATGAACAGAAGCTACAACAACGCTTCGCAGTTCAACCAAACGGTCTACGACAGAAGTCGTGGTGCTCATGTCTACGGCTACGATGAATACTTGGTTGACGTCTTGGACTTCGAGTTCCTCGGCGTCGACGATATGATTTACGAGGAGAAGACCTCGCAGTTTGGAAACATCGGTTTCTACTACAAGGGCGAGAGCTACAAGCTCCCTAGCGACTCAGTGTACGACAGAAAGATTCACACCATGCCCAACATGTGTGTGTACGGCGGCTCGTACGTTATCGGTAGCGGACTTCTCTTCAACTATGGCATGAAGCGGGACATCCCGAAGAACATGCACGACCTTACACGCGCTCGTCTTTCGTACAGCGTTGTGGCAACGAACTTCCGTCGTCAGATGCCCAAGTCTATGGTGTCGTCTGTCATCGGCTTTGCTGACCAGCTTCAGCTTACTCACCTCAAGATTCAACAAGCCATTGCCAAGGCTAAGCCTGATGGTTTGATTGTAGACATCGAGGGCCTCGAGAATGTGTCTCTGGGTAACGGTGGAGAGCTTCAGCCTCTCGACATTCAGGACATCTACGAGCAGACTGGTGTCTTCTACTACAGAAGCAAGAACCCAGAGGGTGGCTTCCAAAACCCGCCTGTGCGTCCGCTGGACAACACCATCCGGAACATCAACGAGCTGATTGGTTTGTACAACCACTACCTCCGTATGATTCGTGACGTCACGGGTGTCAACGAGGTTCTGGACGGCAGTACGCCTAAGGCCGATGCGCTCGTGGGTGTACGCCAGCAGCAGATGGCTGCAGGGAACAACGCCATCAACGACATCACCAATGGTGCGTCTGTTCTGTATAAGAGAGTGTGCGAGGACGTGGTCAAGTGCCTTCAGGTCTTGCCACCAGAGTCCATCATCTACGAGGCTTACGAGAGAGCCATCGGAAGCACAAGCATGGAGATTCTTTCTTCGTTTGCTTCTCTGCCACTTCACAACTACGGTGTGATTGTTGAGCGAGAGATGTCAGACGAAGCCAAGTTGTTGCTCGAACAAAACATCCAACAGTCACTTGCACAAAGAGAGATTGACCTTGAGGATGCTATGGCAATCCGTCGTCTCAAGGATTTGGACCAAGCAGAAAGACTCCTCATCATCCGCCGCAAGCGCCGCATGGCCGCGCTGCAGCAGCAACAGCAGCAACAAATGCAAATGCAAGCACAAGTGAATATGCAGGCTCAGCAGGCCGCAGCACAGATGCGCATGCAAGAAATTCAGATGAAAGGTCAGGCTGACCTTCAGAAGATTCAGGCTCAGGGTCAGGTTGACATGCAGTTGATGCAGATGCGTCAGCAGGTAGAGGGTCAGATTCAGATGGCCAAGCTCCAGTTGACCGCACAGTCTCAGGTAGCGGACAAGCAGTTCCGTATGGACCTAGAGAAAAGCAAGGACGACAGAAAAGACTCCCGCGTTGAGAAGCAGGCTGTGGCACAGTCCAAGCTTATCTCTCAGCGCAAGGGTACGCGCCCTGAACTTGAGGACCAAGACAACAGGGACATCATCCAAGAATTGATGAGACGATGAGCAAAGAGGCAATGAGAGAGCGCGTCAAGCGCATGCTCAAGAAGCACGGACTCAAAGGCGTCAACAAACCAAAGGCTACGCCAAGCCACCCCAAGAAGTCACACATGGTGTTGGCAAAGGAGGGTGATAAAGTCAAGCTCATCCGCTTTGGAGAGAAGGGAGCTGAGACTGCTGGCAAGCCCAAGGCTGGTGAGTCGGATAGAATGAAGAAGAAGCGTGCAAGCTTTAAGGCTAGACACGCCAAGAACATTAAGAAAGGCAAGATGAGCGCTGCCTACTGGGCTGACAAAGTCAAGTGGTAATGTTTCATATATTTGCATCAAAGAATAACTAATGGCAACAGTAACCGCACAACTATCCCTGACGAGCACAGACTTGCTGTCTGAGACGCTGGGAATCAGTGTGTCTATGGAAACCACTGCAGCTAACACTACAGGCTTGGCACGTAGACCCGTGACGGCTACCGCTGTTGGTGCAGGTGCAACTACATTGTACACGGCATCTGATTTCTCAGCTCCTGCGTATCTGTACATCAAGAACACAGACACCACGGCTTCCGACTACATCTACGTGTACGACGGAACTACCTCAGGCAACCCTGTCATCTTGAAGCTGGCTGGTGGCGACTTCGCTATCATGCCGCTGAATGCAGGCATCGACATTAAAGCGTACGCGACTACCAACCCTACGTTGGTTGAGTTCATGGTTTACGGAACTGACGCCTAACATCTAAGACATGGGATTTCAAAGACACGATGTAAAAAACGGTAGCAGATTCCTCGGCAGAGACGAGGCTACCAACCGGATGCTCACGGGCGGAACTCAGACAATCATTCTGAGAGGCGCCACCGATGGCGAAAAAGACTTCGAGGCTGGCAAGGTCTTGAAGGACGAGACTATGTCTGTTGACTGCGATGGTACCAACGGATGGGTGTATGACTCTTCCAACGACTACTACAAAGTAAAGATTGGTACGACCTCGTTCGTCAAAACGGTGAACATGTATGGTGAGGAAGCTACCTTCGCTGCCCACTGTTTCCTCAAGGGCACCAAGGTCGTGGTAAACTCAAACACCTTCCCTGAGTACGCAGGAACCTACACGTTGGTCGAGGCCGCTGTTTCCGCCACCAACTGCTTCCTTTATCTCGCAGCAGACTCACCTCGTCACCTCTTTGGTGATGCGGACATGGGTGCTGAGTTGCCAGACATCACCGCTACAGCAAACGACAACAAAATCAACGTGACCGTTTTGCCATTCTCTCCTGCTTTCTCGGTGGAGATGCTTGGTGTTGACGGTGTTGATGCAGGTACCGATGCAGCTCGCACTACTCCAGCTACGTTTAGAATCAACAACGTGGCGGGTACTAGAGAGCAGCCAATCGACTACCCAGACGGTCAGGTGGTGTACGGTGAGATTACTCACTTCACGCCTCAGGCTGCCAACACGCACTACGCCATCCTTTACTGCCAAGCCGCTCCATCCTTGGAGTTCTCTCCTTACAATAAGCAGAGAAAGACTTTGGCCGCAGGAGCTAAGGGGGCGCCTAACGCACGATAAGTAACACACCCAAAATTTAATTAAATGGCTAAGCACGAATTAGAAGTAGCAGCTGAAGCTCAGGGTATCAAAATCAGTGACTCCCCTGACTTCTTGAACGAACCTCAGGACGCTCCAGCACCCTCGCCGGAGCCACAACCCTCGGAACCACAAGCACAACCTGTAGCGGAAGAAGCTCCCGAGCCTGTGCAGGAAGCTCCTGAGCCTGCTCCCCAACCGGAGCCGGAACCTCAAGAAGTAGTCTTCAGACAAGAATACACGGAGCCACAAGCTCCACCCCAACCTGTGCAGCAGCAGGCAATCGACGAAGATGCCATTGCGCTTCAGAAGCTCAGCGAAAGGCTGAACATGAAGTTCGATGACTTTGACGCCGTGACCCAGCAGTTTAACAGGAAGCCCGACATCGACCCAGCTGTCGCAGCTATCAACGAGTTCGTCACGGAGACGGGTCGTTCTATTGACGACTGGTACAAGTATCAGTCCTTGGACACTTCCGAAATGGATGATTCTAAGGCTGTGCGTATGCAGTTGCAGATGGACCACCCAAATCTTTCCGCGCAAGAGATTGACACGCTTATGAACAATAAGTACAAGCTCGACGCGGACAGGTACACCGATGAGGAAATCGCAACATCAGCTGTGGAGTTGAAGGTGGCGGCAGATAAGGCTCGTCAGCACATCGAGGAAGTTCGTGAAGCGTTCGCAGCGCCGGACCCGAATCGCACTGCCGAAGATGAGTTTATGAGTCCTATCGACGACCAGTGGGTCGCAAACATGTCCAGAGAGGTTGACAACTTGGACGGCATTTCATTTGATTTGCCTACGGGTAAGACATTTACTTACGGCCTAGCCGACCAGTACAAGTCAACTTTGAAGGAGAAGAATGCGAACCTCGAGTCATTTTTTGATTCCTACGTCTCTGATGACGGCAAGTGGGACTACGACCTCTTGAACTCTCACAGAGCTGTGATGGACAACATCGACAACATTGTCAACGCTGTGTACCGACAGGGTATGAGCGACGGGCAGCGTCGTGTGGTTCACCAAGCGTCTAACGTTGCACCTGTTACTCCACAACAGCAGCAGGTTGACACAAGCGCAGAAGCTCAGAGAAACAAGATTATCGACCAGCTCGCTGCAGCCATCGGGGGAGACAAGGGGATGACATTCAAGTTTTAACGCTCTCTAAAAAAGAACAATTATGAGCAACATTGTTTCTCCTAATGTTCATGGTTCACTCGGTGGTTCTACCGCAGGTGCCCGGTCACAGATTGGCTTGGCAACACCTGAGAAGTACGCTTCTCTGGGTGATTTCATGAACACTATTAACGCCCTTGACGTTCGTCCAGAACTCATCAAAACTTACGGTAATCAGGGCATTACCGGATTCTTGCGTATGACCGGAGCCGTCAAGGCTGCTGGCTCTGCCGAAAAAATCACTTACTACGAGGAGGCTCGTCTGCACCAGAAGGTCCGCGCTGCGGTTACTACTGGCTACGCCTCAGGCGACTCTAACGTGGCAGAGATGACCTTCACTGCTGAGTCATTGGCTGACGCCATTGCAGACGGTGTGGACAACCGTCCAAACACTCCAATGAAGGGTGACATCCTCTTGATTAACGGAATCGACCGTGCGGTCGTGACCGAAGAGGGTTCGGCAAACTCTACTGCTACCTTTAAGGCTAAGTTGTTGCGCGACGCAGCTTCTACCTTGGGTAACGGTGCTGTCGTTGACATGCCAGTGATTGGTAACATCTGGGCCGAAGGTTCAGAGCAGCCCGGCAGATTCGTTGAGTCTAACGTGGTTCGTTACCAGAAGCCATACGCTATCATCAAGGGTAACTACGAGGTGACTGGTTCACAGGCCACCAACATTGGTTACATTGACGTGGGTGGCGGCGACTACCGCTGGTACATCAAGGGCGAAATGGATGCCCGTCAGCGTTTCTTGGACAAGCGTGAAATGACGCTCTTGTTCGGTCAGGAAGTTGACACCACGACCATTTCAGACATCGACGGTAACGAAGGTTACATCACGGCTCTCGAAGCTCGTGGCTTGGTGACCAACGGCCTCATCGGTAACGACGGTGGTTTCGCTGACTTGGACGACCTCATCATCGAGTTCGACAAGCAGGGTTCCGCTCCTGAGTACGCTATCTACGCGAACACTGAACAGAACTTGCGCCTCGACGACATGGTCGCTCAGGGTGGTGGTTCATCCAAGGCTGGTATCGCTGGTGTCACCGCTTCATACGGTGCATTCCAGAACTCACCTGACATGGCTGTTCAGCTCGGTTTCTCTTCCTTCTCACGCGGTGGATACACTTTCCACAAGCACAGCTGGAAGTTGTTGAATGACCCAACGCTCTTGGGAGGCTCTACCGAAGCTGCCAACTTGGTTGCTGGTGTGATGTGCCCATTGGCTACAGTGACTGACCCAACTACGGGTGACCGCTCTCCTGCTTTGGAGTTGAACTACAAGGCTGCAGGTGGATACTCTCGTGAGTTGGAGCACTGGGTGACTGGCTCTATCCTCGGATTCCGTAACACGACGGAGGACACGGCCAAGTTCAACTACCGTTCTGAGTGTGCATTGGTGACTCGTGCTGCTAACCAACACGTGTTGATTAAGGCCTAATCGTTAACCTCTAACACCTAGAACAAATGATTATTGTAAAGACTGCCTCTAACGCAGGTGCTGTGTTCAACTCAACTGACTTCGAGTCAATGAACGTCGCAGCCACCTTGGTTACTGCAAACTTTAGAACCGTTGACTCTGGCGACACGCCTACCCGTGATGCCCTCGCTTTGAACTGCACTGCAGGTAAGGAGCACGAGGTTGCACGCGGATTGGCTGACCTCATCAAGAGTGAGCGCACCGTTGTCCTCGACGATGTAAACGACGACTTCGCAGGACTCTCTGACGTGACTAGCGTGAACGCTGCCACTATCAACGGAGTTCCTGCCGTCTCTGGCTTCCATGTTGTTGACAAGGACACTGACTTCACGTTGAGCGCTGCCGATAGCGGAGCCCTCGTTGCTGTAAGAAGTGGAAACGACATCAAGTTGCCTACCCCTGCTGTTGGATTGAACTACACGTTCTTCGCCGCAGAGGACATCGTAACGGATAACGCCACTATTGCTTCTACCACAGACGGGAGTACTACCGAAGCTTTGATGTTCGGTAGCATTACCGATGGTGGCGCCGCTGACCCTGTCGACAATGACACCACGATTTCGTTGGTTGCTGGCACTGCCACTGACTCTGTTGTAATCCGCGCTTACTGCGTCGGAACCGGAACTACTGCCAACGACAACACTTGGTTGATTGAAGGTCAGACTGGTGTGGCAGCATCTATTACTCTTGCGTAATGTGGGATTTTATCGCTGAAAACTGGGCAGCTTTGCTCATCGGACTAGCAGCCTTTGCTAAGGTCGTGGTCAACCTCACGAAATCCGAGGCCGACAATGTCGTCTTTGGTTACGTCGATATGTTGATTACAGCTATTACCGACGGCCTGACTGGTCGTAAGCGTAAGTGATATACGGTAAGGGGAGGGGGAATCGCCTCCTCCCACTTACTACTCGTTTGACTTTAATTTCTTTTAATCATGTCTACAGAAACTATCCAGCGGAAACCCGCTAAGAAGACCGCGCCTAAGGCTGCGGCAAAGCCTGTCGTTGAAGAGCAGGCAATCGTGGATGCTCCTCCCGTTGACCGGAGCCGTCCAGCAATCAAGAGAAACCTCAAGGACAAGTCTAAGCAGGACGCCTACTACTTCTCCTACGGGGGTGGCGTCTACCTGAAGCTTGCCAACAACCGAGTCAACGTCTACGACGAAGAGACTGGTAGAGTGCGCGAGATTCGTTACTGCGCCAACGAGCCCTCCATCTGGAGAGACGAGCAGAGCGATGCAGCCACTCGCAGTCAAGTCATCTTCCGTCAGAACGTGTTGATGGTTCCTTACACCAAGCCAAACCTTCGTGAGTTCTTGAACGTACATCCGGGCAACGTAGCCAACGGTGGTTCTATCTTCAAGATGTCCGATACCGAAGCCAAGGTGGAATCAACCATCGACAGAGACTTCCTTGTCACTGACGCGATTCAGATGATTAAGTCTCGCTCTATTGAGGAGCTTTTGCCTGTAGCACTTAGCCTGAACATCAATACAAACCAAGAGAACATCGCCATCAAGCGTGCTCTCGTAAATGCCGCTAAGAGCAAGCCACAGGAGTTCATCGACCTTTTCGACAACCCAATCGTCCAGACCCGCGTGTCAGTCATGCAGGCCTTCGACTTTCAGATTCTGCGCTACAAGGGTGGAGCCATCACATGGTTCGACAGCGGTGCAGTAATCGTAGGGGTGCCTGTCGGACAGGACGAAGTTGATGTCCTGACGCGCTTCTGCCTCACGGACAAGGGCTCTTCTGTACTTACAGAAATTGAACGGCAACTCTCGGAGATTGCCTGACCCCATAACTCTAGCGGAAGAGGGCTGCCTTAGGGCGGCCCTTTTTTGTTTATATTTGCTGATAGTAATAGTAACAACATGGCCAGCGTACGAGAGGTCTATACAACGCTTCAGGGACTAGCAAACAAAGACGAGAGAGGATTCGTCACCCCTGCGGTATTCAATCAGTTTGCGGGCACTGCACAGCAGCAGGTGTACAACAACATCTGGATGGAGCTGGAGCGGGCCCAAGCTGCTCGCCTTCGTGGCACAGACCCCGGCATGGCTGAGTCTCGCATCCGTGGGCTCAAGCAAGACCTATCTAGGTTCGTCACTAGGGTTCAGCTTGACGAAGACCCAGATGCAACATACCCAAGATTGAATGTTCCCTTGGCTTTGCCTACCAACTTCAACAGGGTTATTGAGGTTCTCTACGAACCAGCTGCTGCGTCCATTACCGCCCCAACAGATAGTGCTGCAGTCAACGCATCGACCAACGCAGAGGTTATCCCGGTAGAGGTTATCGAGGATGCGAACAAGCTTCAAGCGCTTCTTTCTAGCACACTGTCTAGGCCGACCAAGGCTTTCCCTGCGTGTTACATCACAGGGCTTACGCTTGAGCTATACCCTCACGACTTGATTCTCAACAAGGACACCACCGAGGCTGGCACTGCTGACGAGGTCGGCGTGAGCTTTGTGTACTACAAAAACCCGGAAGGGCTTACCACGGCAGGAGCGCTCTCAGCCTCCTACCCAAAGTTCGCGTACACCGTGACCAACAACAAGGAGGTCTACGACGACACGAACAGCATCGACTTTGAATTGCCAGACCACTACGTGATGGACTTGGTAAACGAGCTTGCATTGTTAATCGGTGTGAACCTCAGAGACAAGGAGGTATACCAGCACGCAGCTCAGGAGGACGTTAAAGAACAAAGACAGTAATAGATGGCACACAACCTAGTAGGCGTAGCGGACATCATCAACGACTTCCTCATTTCTACTGAGGGTGATGACTATGCTGGCAATGTGACTAGAACCTTTCTACGTCAGGTTGCACTTCGCGGCATCCGGGAGTTTGGGTTTGACATCTCAGGCAAGGTGCGCTCTCTCAAGCTGTCCCCTGAAACCAATGGCACCTACAACCTGCCCGATGACTTTGCAAGCATCGTAAGGGTTGGACTCGCAGGCTCTGACGGGATGTTCTACCCGCTGGCCATGAACAACAACCTCAACATGTCTCAGGCCTACACAAATGTGGACGACCCTGTAGACAGTGACGGCGACGGATTCTTCGACAGAGTAGATGACACAACAGGAAGTGGCGGCGGTATCCTTGGTGAGGAGGAGGCAATGCTCTTCAACAACTACGCCTACAACCAAGCCGTGGGGAGAACCTACGGTCTCGGTGGCGGCATCTACGCAGGCGAGTACAGACTGAACAGAGACCAGAACAGGCTTGAGACAGACTCAGGTACGACTGGTGTAATCGTGGTGGAGTACGTGGCTGACGAGGCTAGAGCCAAGGACCCTCAAGTTCCTGTGGAAGCAGAGGAGGCTCTTCGCGCATACATGTACTTCCGAATCATCGAGCGCAAAAGGGGTGTCCCCAATGCGGAGAAGGCCCGCGCAAGACAAGAATACTACAACGAAAGACGCAAGGCCAATGCACGCCTGAGAACATTCAACAAGGATGAGGCACTGCGCGTGATTCGTAAGAACTTCAAGCAAGCGCCTAAGTACTAATGGCTATTGATAAACTGACACCTCGTTATCTGAACTTAGATGACGACGAGCGACTGGTGCAATCTGTCCAGATGACAGATGCGCTTAATGTCGACATCTCCGTGGCCGACGAAGAGGATGCTGGTGTTATCAAGCAAGCTCAGGGAAACCGAGAGGGTCGATTCCGTAATGCGTCAGACGCGCTCCCTGCTGGAACAAACTACACGGTCTCTAGTGTAAGCTACGAGGCGGGAGGGGTGGTGTTCTACTACGTGTGGAATAGCAATGACGACCACGGCATCTACATGTACGACATTGCTGAGCACGACTTTGTGAAGCTGTACCAAAGCAGCTCTCTGGCTTTTGAGAAAAGCTCTCATATTCAAAGCGAGGTTGTGAAGATGGGCAATGGAGACATCTTGCTGTACTTCACCGATAACGTTAACGAGCCAAGAAAGATTAACGTCAGCAGAATCCTTTCCGACTCCTACGACGATTCTATTGACGTATCTACTACGGCGTCAAATGCACTCACGGTATGTAAGAGGCCGCCCATGCGACCCCCTACGTTTACCTTCGTTCAAGCTGGTGAAGATGTGACAGTCGTAAACAGAATCGTAGACAACGTATTTCAGTTCGCTGCTCAGTATGTTTATGTCGACGGTGAGGTATCCGCCATCGGGCCTTACTCTAAGCTGTCTTACTACGAGGACCACTTTAATCCGACCGGGACGATGACCGACCTCTACCTGACGCAGTACGATGCGATTCAGGTTTTTGTGAGTAAGGCCTTGCTTAACGGTGATACTGGTAATAACGTAGATGGTGATGTTAAGGCAATCAGGTTCCTTGCTCGCAGCGGGAACACTGGAGCTTGGCATGTTTTTGCCGAAAGGTTCACTTCATACGATGAGAACGTTCTCGCAGAAACGTTCACAAACTCCAAGGCCTACAGGATTGTAGGTGATGCAGAGGTAAACAAACTGTTCGACAACGTCCCCTACAAAGCCAAGTCTTTGTGCGTATCAGAGAACAGACTCTTCTTTGGCAACTATGTAGATGGATATGACGCCACTACATGGCCAGATTTTATCAAGGACGACGGCTTGACAACCCACTCGTTTCCTGTATCAGCAGGCATTGAGGAGGTTGCTGTTGACCTTAGCGGCGATGGATTTGAAACGGCGCTAGTCGGTGAAACTGACCACGCGTACAAGTCTCTCTACAACCATAAGACACAGTACCCTGATTTTGTGTACATGGAGCCTCGAACCGATACGCTGTTGGCATCGGGCTCGCAACTCGGCTCCGTCGAAAACCTGTTTGGATACTTTGTCAATGACAAAGAAGATGGCAACGAGACAGAGATGAGGTTTGATGGGGACACAACAAGTGTCCCTTGGGCAATTAGGTCAAGCGGAACAACAGCAGAAGGCAGCGTGTATGAGCCAAACTTGGCTTGGGGTATGGGCGATACCAACCGTATTGAGGTTGTAATTAACCTAGATAACATTCCTCTTGAAGGATATGGGGTAGCAGGGCAGCTTGAAGTTAACTGGACTGTTGAAGGAAGAAGGGCAATGATTGTCCCGAACTACGACAATCAAACTGGCAAAAGAGAGTTCGATAGAAGGTTCAGGCCTTTCCCCGAAGGCACTGAGGCTGCATCCGACAACTCAATACAGAGCGAGAGGTTCAAGCTTTTTCATGGGGGAGAGAGTATCGGAAGTAACGACGACCTTGAATTGTCAGGGCAGCTTTATGGATACGCAAAGGTCTGCGGCATCGCAGGAATCAACGCTAACTTCTCTGACGCTCACAGCGTAACGATTGATGTTCAGGCGGCTATGACAAAGGGCGAGATTGCGCAGGAGCTGGCCAACAACATTTTAGAATCTAATCTTGGATTCAGGGTTTCTGGTGCCGCATTCGCCACCGCTCACGCAGTTCCGTACAGAAGAAGTGCTCTCCTCGCTGCAACCGTGGACAGACTGTCTGGACAAAAGACGTGCAGATACCTGCTCACAAATAGTGGTGGCTCTCAGGATTCACAGTACATGGATTTCAAGCTGACCAACGCTTTTGTAGTGGGGGGCGGGGGCAACAGCCTACAGCTACGTGTGCAGTACCAGCTGTCGGAGCTGAGCATGACATTCAACCGGGTAGCTCACGCAGGCCCTGTTGTGTACATCAACAACACCGGACTTTCTTACGAGTCTCAGCCTAGGGGTTTGGACACAACGACGCCGTTGTTGAACGGGAGCGACGCCACAGCCGACATCCAAATAGACATGGAGGCCACTACGGCTGGGATTGACGGTAACTCAGATGCGCAAGGCAATGAGGATGTTTTCCACAGTGCAATTCTAGATTGGCAGAAAGACCAAAAACAAACAGAATCATTCTTTACTCCTAGCGTTTCTTCTGCAGGAGACATTGGTGTTAACAGGCTGACGTTTAGGTCTGGAGCCCACCACCCACTTGGCGTTGTGTTCTACGACCACAGAAACAGAAGCAGCAATGTGAACCTGCTTCCAGAATCCTACGTCCCATTCTCCGGCTCAGCAGACTCCCCCGTAGGCAACGGTAGCAATGTCCTTGTTCCTTACGACATCGACGTAAACTTTGACAAGACGTTCATTCCCGATTGGGCAGAGCGTTATCAAATAGTTTACGCTGGCAACTCACTGTTTGAGGATAGCTTGACGGTTACTGTTGGTGAAGCGTTGGTTGCGGATATGTCGAAGGTTGTCATTAGAGACCCGTCCTTCAGTGATGGGGATGACGTCGACGCAGACTCTCTCGAGGAGGGTGTGACTGACGAAACCAACTTCGGCAACTTCCCAAGTATGGCTGTTGCTGAATCTGTTGGTATTATCAACAACGCTATCTACTTGCCCATGAGATTTTTCGAGGGCAAGGTTGACTCTTACAAAGAATCTAAAAGCGCTAGACTCAACTATGAGTTCAGGCCCGGGGATAAGGTTAGGATTGTCAGTTACGCAGGAGCCGGGTCAAGCGAAACATTGGTCAATCAGTTCCCAAAGAACTACTTCTTTGACGTGCTTGGCTACAAGTACTTTCAAGCGAACTCAGACCAAAACGTGCTGGTACTTCCTAACCAAGAGGATGGTAACTTTACGGCAGAGGGCGAATATCGTCGCTCTGGGTGGATGTTGATTCTCAGAGGGGACAACACTCAGTACCCGGGATTCAGACCTTCAGACATTAGAAACAGCAACGCTACTGTCAACAGGTGGGGTCAGGATGTTAGAATTGAAATCCTTCGCCCGCGCATCGACGTTGTTGATGAAGACAGGGTGTACTACGAGATTGGGGAATCTTTCCCCGTAGAGAAGGACTCTAAGGATGAAGTGGACTACTCTCAAGAACTACCCGTAGTATTTAACCAAACTAGTGGCAACATCTGCAAGTCTAAGCAAAGATTGTTCAGGGGAGATAAGTTTAACGCTGTCAAGCTGGCGACCGAAGCAGACATTGCAGGAGGGGGGTACTTTGGATTTTCCGACCCGGAGCTTTTTGGTGGCGACCCGCTGAACGCAGACGACCCGAATGAGTCAAACGAGTTTACGGTAGAGAGAGTTCGTGGAAGATTTTATGACCAAGCAACCGATACAGAGTACTACGAGTACGAGGTGTTCGAGTCAAAACCTTATACAGGTCCGGGAACCGTAAGCCCCAGCACGATGGGCAACCAGTTCCAGATTCACACCGAGGTGTTCGGCGCCAACCCCGACGGCTTCGAGGTTGCATCAAGAGCAGCCAAGTGTGCCTTTACGAAGAATACTGTAAACGTTAACGTGCATCTGACTGACCAAGGTGACACATACTTCAGGCAGAGAGACATGAGAACATCTGCTGTGATTGATGGGAACTACGACCCGGGTCAGCTCACCAACGCTACAGACGCAAACTTCATTCGCAGGAATGTAGAGGACCCCGGCTTCAATGACTTCTTGCCGTCTACTGTGACAAGAAACTACCACTATGGTAGGCCACACATCTACAGCCCCGATGAGCAGACGAGCGTTCGTAGTTCGTCAGTCACGTACAGCGACCCGTACGCATCTGACGGAGAGGTGCTCGCTCTTTCTAGTTTCAACCCTTCCATGTTCCCGTTCAAGGACTACAATCTTAGGTACGGAAGTATCCAGAGAATGTTTGACATGGGCGGGGGTATCGCCATGCTCCATGAGAGAAAGGTGTCTTCAACACCAGTGAGCAAAGACTACTTGGCAACCGCTGATGGAGGCATGATGATTGCTTCCAGCAAGGTGCTGGGGACGGAAAGGTATTACGCAGGAGACCACGGTATCGGTAAGTACAGCCGTGGTGCTGTGTCGTTTGGGGGAACTGTTTTCTTTGTAGATGTTGAGATGGGCACTGTGTGTATGCTTGGCGGCAACGGCATTCAGATTATCAGCGACAGAAAGGTTGACTCGTACTTCAAGGAAAGACTTGAAAAGGTTCAAGGCTCTATGGCGTATGGTGCCACAATGATTGGCGTACACCCAGACAACAAAGAAATTATTGTTGCTGTCAACAGCAGAGACAGAAGAGACATCCGTATTGACGGCACCTCTTACGGCAGGAACTTGCCCGTGGACAAAGACGACAACAGCAAGTTTGACTTGACAATGATGAAGAAGGTCCACAAGATTGCGGGCTCTCCACTCGACATTGTCAACGAAAGACAAAACTGGGAGGATGTATTCTTGGGTTGGGAGCAGGCCGGGAAGGGTGTCGTGCTTGTAGACCAGCCCCGAGAGATAGGCTACGTGGACGCCAACCTTACTCCAAAGACAACCCACGACTTCCTTGTAACAGACAAAGACGGCAACTTCTTCGCTAAGATGACTCAGGGAATCAAGTCACGCTTGGGAACTCTTGATGAGTCTGCGGGAGGGTCGAGTCGAGGCGGAAGTACTGGCACGGCTTCTAAGGGAGCTGTGGCTGTGGCAGAGCGTGGCTCTATTGGATACAACTACGAGTCCAAGGTCTGGACGTCTAAGTACTCGTTTGAGCCAGAGGACATCATTGGCATCTTTGAGGACTTCTTGACTTTTGCGAGCGGCAAGCCTTGGAGACACGACGACTTGGCTGTTGTCAACAACTACTACGGCGTTCAGTACGATTCTATCGTGGAAGCTATTTCCAAGATTAACCCATCCATGGTTAAGGTGTACAAGGCTCTCAGTCTTGAAGGCAACTCTGTTTGGTCTGCCGAGCTATCTAACTCCGACCAGTCATCCACCATTACACTCAATATGTGGAAGGACCAAGACATTGACGGTACGCTTAGGGCGGGAGAGGGATTCAGAGAAGGCATGCTGTACTGCAACATGCCGGGAGACACGAGCACCTCTAGCCGTCTAGACGAGATTGCGATTGGTGAGGTGACCGACGTATCTACACCCGGGGAGATTAAGTTCAAGGGCAGGGTAAATAACATCCCGTTCAACTCAGGGGACAGACTGTTCCTTGCCGCAGGCACAGACACAGGCCGCACGATTACAAGTGTCAAGGACAGAAACACGCTCAACGTCAGTGCAAACACTGGCATCAACGTAGGTGACATCCTTGTTGCTCAAAGCAGAGCGGACGCACAGCACATCGCAGGTGACCGCCTAAGAGACTACTATCTAAAAATTAGACTTACAAACTCTTCTACTCAGAAGGATGAGCTCTACGCTATCAATGCTATCTTTGAGCGCTCACGCCTTCATAACGACAGAGTTAACTAAATTTGCAGTATGGCCAACTTTAAGTACAACGACCCGCTTCTGAACGCAGCCTATGGATATGCAGGTCAAGGGCGCACCGACATGGCGCCTCGGATTGCGGGAAGTTACAATATGAACCCGTCGGGTGGGCAAATGCCCTACGCCCCCACGCAGATGGCTTTCCTTGGCGACAATGCTGGATACTCTATGCCGGGGCCAACGTTCCCACAAGACCAGTTCTACGGGAACTATCAAGATGGTCTATACTTTGGAAGACAAGGAGGTGACGCTTCAGGCAGGTACCAATTTGGCTACGATACTCTTGGTTCACCACAGGTTGACCCAATGTCAATCAGCCCCGGCGGGACAAACGAGGTTACTGAAATCGGAATCCCACAGACAGATTACACGGGTGGGTTTGACACACGCACTCTAGAAGACCCGGGTGTTTCTGGTCCATTCATTCCCGAGGAGTACAAAACAGCCCCGCCTCCTTCGGGGGATGCTAAAACTGCAGAGACCCCCGGAACGCCAGAGACCCCTAAAACGCCAGAGACCCCCGAAGTGAGCGACGGCACCACGGCAGGTCAGGAAAAGTCTTTCGATGCGGCTGGGGCGGCCACTGGAGTTGGTCAGATTGTAGGCGGTATTACCAACATCGTCATGGGAGCGAGAGCTCTCAAGGACGTAGACATCGCAGGCGCAGAGGCAGGCGTTAGAGAGGCTTACGCTACTCGTCCCGGGCTCGGCACTCCTGTTGAGTTTTACAACATGCAGAAGGAGGCCTATGACCAGAGACTTATGGCCATGCGTGTGGAAGACATTAACCGTGGGCTCGCAACCAATGTGGCAGCCGCTGCGCAATACGGAGCCCGAGGCTTGGGCTCTACACTTGCAGCTACAGCGCAGGCGCAACGGGCCCAGCAACAAGAGATACTGCAGCAGCAGAGACTTCAGATGAGCGCACTTGGCACTTTGGCTCAGGCAAGAGAACGCGAGATTCAAAGAAGAGAGCAGCGTGCTACGTTTGACATCGGCATGGCATACGACAATCTCAAGGCAGAGCAGGCTAGAGAGCAGTATGCTAGACAGCAGATTGCTCAGGGTATCGTAGGCACAGCAGCAGGTATCGCAAGAACCGCTGTCACCTTTGGTGCAGAGCAGGGTGCAAAGGTTACGCCGGGAGAGTTCTCTCACGACACCAACCCTATTGACATCGTACAAGAGGGAACTAAGATTGGAGAAATGACAGGGGGTGAGTACATCTTCAACCCGCGTCAGGCAAAGCAGATGGCAAGAGAAGCAACCAAAGGCAACTCACCACTGCACAAGTTTGTTCGCAAAACCTTGAACAAGTTCCACAAAGACGCAGCTAAGTATGAAGGTAAGTAAGAGAAAATTCAATCAAGGAGGGTATTACGAGAACAAGACAGACTTTGTTCTGCAGCCTACCGACTTCGCAGCTCTCGGGGCCAACTATGACCAGTTGACTCTGAAGTATCTGGACGCTCAAAAGAAAGCAAAAGCCGAGCAGGATAAGAAAGCCAAAGAGGGCATCCGTGGGTTCGAGAACCGAACCAAGGTGATGGACAGGCACAACGGTGTTCTTCAGGCTTCGTATGATATTTGGGAGGGAGCTAGGCAAGCGGCTATTGCCAACCCTACTGCAGCAAACAAGCAGAAGGCTGACGAAGCATTTAGCCAGTACTCGGTTATCAAAGAGAATGCCGTGGCCATCACAGCAGACTACCAGAAGGAAGTCAACGACTTGAACAAAGGTTCGCTTGACCAAGACCTTCTTGGGACAAGAGCTCAGGCTGTAGCCGAGGCTAAGTCTTTCAACCAAGAGATTCCTTTTGAAGTTGTTGGTGGTAGAATCATGGTGCCCGGAGCAGATGGCGAAGCTGTCGAATACCTGCAGTCTACGTTTGTAAACGAAAGCGTGTTTGGTCAGAACGGAAGAAACTTTATTGCTTCCCGTCGGGCGCCGGGTACGGACTTTATGTTCGCCCCACTCAGCGACACCTACGCCAAGCAGCTCGAAGGAGACGCTGACATCTTCTCCATTAAAGGTGACAGAAAGAAGGGCATCAACTCTGAGTACGTTGGCTCGCGTGTCGCTCAAAGATTGAGAACTGACATGATGGCCAGCCCCGCTGCCTTTGTGGACGCGGTGTCAACACAGTACGGTGCGTACTCTTATGGAGTAGAGAACCTGAATGTTGACAACATGAACAAGGCGGCAGCTGACTATGGCGGCATTGACCTCTACTCTAACAGTAAGTTCTTGACTGACTGGAAGCTCGAATACACTGAGCCTACGGAAGAGAACCCAGAGGGCAAGTTTACCGTTGCGTTCCCCAATGTAGATGATGCCGTAACCGAAGGAGGGTTGAGTCCTATGGCCGCATCGGCAATTAAGAACAGGCAGGAGGCACTGAGCTACCAGATTACCAACACGGCTGACCAGACGTTGTTTAAGCTGAAGAACCAGTACCAGCCATCGCCAACTGGAGGAGGCGGGGGTCTTAGCTTTGGTGGAGGATGGAAGTCTACTGACAACATCCCATCATTCCGCGACATCGACCTTTACACTACTGTTGGTGATAAGCAGGCGAAGACGGGAGAGAAGGGAAGTGTTCTTGACTTCCGGAACGCCCCACTTAACTTCCGATACAAAGAGACCAACTCAAAGATTACGAACATCCAGTTCGACGAGAACAAGAACATTGTTGCGTTTGACATTGAGTCAAAGCCAATGCGCGATGCGATGGCCAAGGCTTACGGCGAAGAGATTGACAACTTGGACAGACAGCTCGATAGGGTTGTAGAA